ACGGCGGGTTCGCCTGAGCGAGGGGGCTTGGACATATTTTTCAACGGCGACCCTCTTTCATCTGCTTGCGGTCGGCGCGGATCTTGGGTTCGACGTTTTTGATGTTGCCGTAATTGCCGTATTCTTGAACACGCAAAGCTGCTGCACCATCCAATGCTCGTGCCGGAGCACCTTGGATATAGTCACCTTCGGGTGAACGCTTGCGCATATTACCATATTGCGCTGGCTTTATACCGCCTCCTGCAACGTCGCTGCTCGACATCCGTAGGGCGTCGATTTTACGCTCTAGCTCTGCTTGGCTAGCGGTGTTAGCCGCATACTGTTCGCGTGATGCTTTAGCTGCACGGCCCTTAGCTGTTGCCGAAATCTCTTTGCGAGTGCCAACAGTCCCACCCTCTGCAAGATGCGGCAGAACCTTCGAACCGTGATGCGTAACGCCCGGAAGTTTAGTCTTCATTATTGGCCCCCTGAGATGTTGGTGCGCGGACCCATATCGCCGGAAGCACCTGTGCCGTTCTGACCGCCCTGAGCAGCGGCGGCTTGATCGCCCATGCCACCATGGCCGGGGATTCCCTGCATAGCAGCGGCAGCGGCCGACGCTTTCTGCATAGCATCGAGCTGCTCTTCGGTCGGAACGATGTCCGCACCGGGCATACCGATGGTAGATGCGACGTTGCGCAGGATAGCAGCGCGGCCCTTGGGCCCGACGATCTGCGAGTCGATGGGGTTGGCGGTGATCTGGAGGAACTCAAGCTGGCGAGCCCGCAGAGTTTCTTTCTGAACAGCCACAGAAACGCCGAGCACGCGAACTTTTTCCTCGCCGGACAAGAGCCCCGAAGTGTCGGTCAGCATGATCATATCGAACAACGAACCCAGCAACGGTTCAAGAACATCACGGTCGATGTTCGCAGCCACCGTCTGTAGGATCTTTGAGGCGTTGCCCATGAGCATTGCCAAGCCCGATGCAGTACGCCCTGCGCCTCCGCTAGCACCGCCGCCAGAGAGGTACTTCGGGATGGCGGACAGATCATCAGCCATGTTCACAAACTGCTGGTAGACCCCTAGGAGCTCCTGTGCGTTGGACTGTGGCTGGAAGAAGTCGATCGGCTTCTGCGAGTTGTTACCCATCGGGTCAGTCTGAACGTGCCAGCGCTTCCACGGGTACAGCTCCTCGCCGTCTTCGTCGGAGGTTAGACGGTCATCGTTGACCACAACCTGCGGGCCGGAGGCGATGGATAAGTTGTTAACCAGCGCACGCAGCGTGGCGTTGCTGGCCTCTTGGATGTCGTTCAAGATGTCAGGCAAGCCATTGCCCACCGGTGTGCCGGGCACCTTCTCGAAGCTTGTGATGTAGTAGGGATGACGCTTGCGAGGCGACGGCGCCATCTGAACTTTGATGATGAACCGGCCAATGACCCAAGCCTGCACAAAGTAATCGCGCAACGGGTCGGGGATCTGCTCCTCAGTCATGCCAGACTCAAGCAGCAGCCGGCCTTGCACGTTACCCGTAAACTCAAGGCAGTTGATCATGCCCGAAAGGTTGATCGTCGGGTTTTCACGCGATTCTTGGACAGCGCGCTCGGCGTCCGTGATGTCAATCTCGTCGTTGAGGCCCCCGCGACCGTACAGATCAAGCACTTCACGGATTGCTTCGGTGTTGTACCCGGGCAAGTCCAGCAAATCGTTGAGATCAGCGCGAGTCAGACGGGTACGCTCAATGACGGCCGCGTCTTCGATGTCCGAAACACCCGGAGTCCACCACAAATCGAAGGGGGATACCCGCGTCCATGTCAATTTGGGCATCTGCTTGATCGAAGCAGAGTTACCTTCCCAGGTAACAACGGGCAGAATGCGAACAACCGGCCCTTTCATGGCTGCAAAGGGGAAAAGTGGCAGATCGGTGATAAATTCCGACAGCGCCTTGTAGAATCCGCCCTCTTTCAGGATCGCGTCGAGCTTATCCTCGGCGATATTGGCCTGTAGGGCACCCTTTTTCTTCGTGGCCTGCCGTGCAGCCTCAACAAGCTGCATGGTGCGGTCACGAATCGTGTCAATGTCGGCAGGTTGACCCTGCATTGACATATTTTGGATCTCCGATTGAACCAACTGGTTCACGGATTGCATGATTTCCTGCGGAATTTTGGGGTCATCCGGGGCATCTAGGCCCCACGGGCGGTCTGGAGACAGGTAAACATCACGCAAAAGGGACGATGCACCGCGGCATTTCATTGCTACGACCCGTGCGTAGACCTCAGAACCACCGAATTTCCGGATTTCGTTGAGTTTATTGGCGTCGTATCGACCGTTAAACACCCGCATGGCTGTCAAGAGACGGTCAGACCACCCTGCTAGAGCGTTGTTACGGTGTCGTTTGAAGATATCAAACTGTCCGCGAATGTGCGAAGCAAGCGATGTCAGCTCAGGATTTCCGGCAATTGATGCGTCTTGCGCAGCAGCCATCTCCTCATCACGTGCCTTCACAGCCGCGTCGAGTTGCCTCGGCCCGACCACTCGCAGAACACCGCCTAATGCCTCTGATGCCATTATCTTGTCCTGACGCTCGACTATACTGCTACAAATACAGTATAAGTGGGTAACAATGCAACAATTCCCTGTCGCAGGAGAATACTATGACTGATCTCGTTGTGCAAACCCCTAGTTTTGACGAGCTGACTATCGTTAAACTTGCTCGCGAAATCGCTATGGATCTTCGCCCAATAGAAGATATCGTCGAATCGCTAGGCATAAGTTCTCCCAACTGGGATGCTATACAAGCTCTGCCACTTTTTCAAGACCGTGTTCGTACCGCCACCGAGGAGTGGCAGTCTGGGATGAACACATCCGAGCGTGTCAGGATGAAATCTCTGGCATTCGTCGAGGAGGCACTACCTGAGTTTTTTGCTCGGGCCCACGATCCCAAGGAGGGACTGGCGGCAAAGACTGAAGTTCTGAAGACTATCTCCAAGTTTGCCGGCATCGGCGGCTCCGTAGATAGCGTAGGTAGCGGCGAGAGGATGGTCGTGACCATCAATCTCGGTGCTGATCATCAACTCAAGGTCGAGAAGAATGTTACCCCGCAGGTTATCGAGGGCCAAGCCCTGTAACGAGGTGCTCTATGTCGACAAAGAAATCGGACTTGGAGGAGCGTAAGCGCTCCCTAAAATACTGGAATAATCGCGAGAAACATCTAGCGTACCAGAAGGCGTACAACGCCAAGAACAAGGACGCTATTCGTGAGGCGCGCCGTCGACGCCTCCGAAGCATGGGTGAGGAAGAACGCGCTAAGATGCTTGCCAAAAAACGTATCGACACGCTTATGCGAAAATACGGGCTAACTCTCGAGGACTACGATCGGATGCTGCGAGAACAGGGCGGAACCTGCGCTTTATGCTTCAGAGTTCCCGAACAAGAGCGCTACAAGCGCCTCAACGTAGACCATTGCCACAACACGGGAAAAATCAGAGGTCTGCTCTGTACACCGTGCAACTGTGCAATAGGCATCTTAGGTGATACTGTCGAACACGTAAGGCAAGCCGTTACCTACTTGGAGAAGTCTCAGCATGACCACAATCTCATATACAGCGCCAGCAACCTGCGCATCGTTTATGAAGAGTGAGAGTTTCGGGCGTTTGATTGCTGGGCCCGTGGGTTCCGGCAAGACAACATCCTGCCTCTTCGAACTCTTCCGCCGAGCGCTGGAGCAAGAGCCCGCACCGGACGGCATTCGTTACACCCGCTTCGCCCTTGTGCGCTCCACGTTGAAGCAGCTCAAGGACACCGTGCTCAAGGACGTAACGAGCTGGCTCAAGGGTGTGGCTGACTTCCGCGTCTCCGAAAACACGATCTACGTCACACTGGGCGATGTACGCTCCGAGTGGATCCTCATCCCGCTAGACAACCCCGAAGACCAAGCCCGCCTGCTGTCGATGCAGCTCACCGGCGCATGGATGTCGGAAGCCATCGAGATGGACGTTGCTCTGATCTCCCCTCTGGCCGGCCGCTGCGGCCGTTACCCCGGCGCAACACTGGGCGGTTGCACGTGGATGGGCATCATCGCCGACACGAATATGCCCGCCGAGGGAACCCCTTGGCATAAGTTCATGGATGTATCGACCCCGCCAGACTGGCAGATTTTCATTCAGCCGGGCGGTATGTCCGACAACGCAGAGAACCTTGAGTGGCTGACTCAGACACCCGACACGCTGAAGCTCCCCGTCGATGACCCCGTGCGCCTCTCGCAAGGTCGCAAATACTACGAGCGCTTCATCCGCTCTAACTCCGCGGACTGGTGCAAGCGTTACGTGCACGCGCAGTACGGCGATGACCCCTCGGGCTCCGCTGTGTTCCGTGAGTCGTTCAAGCGTCACTGGCACGTGGCTGACGAGGTTGAGCCTATATCATCATATCCACTTATCGTGGGTATAGACTTCGGCCGTGACCCCTGTGCCATCATCTGTCAGGCGGATCACCGCGGCCGGCTGCTGGTCCTTGAAGAGATCATCGCGCAGGACATCGGCCTCGAGCTACAGCTTCAGCGTGCCATCCGGCCGACGCTGATGAAGGACCGCTATATTGGCAAGTCGGTGTACATCGTGGGTGACCCGGCCGGCAAGCAGCGCTCCACGCTGTACGAAGAGACATCGTTCGACCTGATCAAGAAGAACGGCCTGCACGCATTCCCTGCTCCTACGAACGACATCTCAAAACGGATCAATGCTGTTGAGAGCTGGCTGCTGGGTAGTCGCGACGGTGGTCCCGCCATGGTGATTGACGAGCGGTATTGCCCCACGCTGATCCGCGGTCTGTCGGGTGGTTATCGCTACGGTAAGACCCGTAACGGGATGCGTAAGGCCGTGCCTGATAAGAACGAATACAGCCACGTTCTCGACGCCCTCCAGTATGCCTGTGTAGCATCACATGGTGGTATGTCTGAGATGGTCGCCAATCGCCTGATGAAACCACGACGCCAGCGGACCAGCGGAGTAACAGCCGCGGCGTGGACCTAGTGCATGGAATGTTGAACTAGGTCGTAGTGGTCTATGATCTGAATCCGCAGCTCTGACATAACCGCCAAGTCCCTCCGGATCTCATGGCGGGTTTCTTCATCTTCTTCTGGAACAAGATAGAAAAGCATTTGGTGCTTCTCTATCACCATGTCCAACATCTCCACGTAGTCTTCTGCTGTGAAATTCATTGGACCTTCCTTTGGTTGGGTCTGGTTTAGCCTGAGTTTGCGTTTTTTCCAAGGGTTAATGTTTGGTTCTTGAATGGTTACATTTGCTATTTTTTACTTTGGTATTTGTAAGGTACCAAACAAAGGGCCCCCCCTACCCCCCCTCCCCTGTCCAGTTGGGGGTGGGGCCTGACCTGCCAAGGTAACTCGCCGGAAACCCCCCCGATACTAGGGT